GGATCAGATCAACTTCCCGGTACAGGCCAGCGACCTGCATCTTGCGGATGGAGTTGTAGTCCATCCGCAGAACATGCGTGGCCCGCGGTGTCGTCTGCAGATGCGTCGCCGTGTAGGGGACAACCAGATCCTGCGCAGGCACAAACATCGACACCGCCTGCTGACGCGTCGTGTCGAAGTAGACCTTCTTGAACGTCGATCCGGACAGCGGCAGGTAGAACAGCAGCTGGTCCATATCCGGGTCATAGTCCTCCATGACTTCCGTGATCTGGTAGTTCATGAAGTCCTTGACGCGCGTAGCCTGCTCCTCACGCTGCGCGTCCGCCAGGCCAAGAACACGCGTCTTGACCGGCCCTCCCGCAGGAAGCAGTTCCTTGTACGCCTGAGCCTGAAACTGCACCACGCTCTCGGCGATCAACGGGTGCGTTACGCCAGACGCCTTTTGAAAAGGCTCCGTCCGCTCCTCGTACTTGATTCCCAGTTGGTCGAGCCCCTTGGTGTAGGACTCCTCCCACTCCTGCCGAGACTGCAGGTCGTCCTCAAAGGCCGAGCGCAGCTGCGTCGAGAGTTCCGATAGATACCCATCGTCCAAGTACTCAGCCAAGTTGGCGTCGTGCTCGATCAGCGCCTCACCCAACTGCTGGTCCATCCCGGACTCAGCCAGAGCCTGAATGATCGCGCTTCCGTCAGCGCCCTGAAAGATCTCAGCGCCACCCGCAAAGTCCTCGGGCTGCGGAAGATCGACCATCTCCCCCTGCGGGGCAGGCATCATGCCTTGATCAACCAGAGACCCCATCGAACGAGGAGGGATGGCCATCAGTAGTACTCCCGAACTTTGAACGTGGACGGTTCGTCATTCGCATCGTCGCCTATAAGCGACACAAAGCCGCCCTGCCGGAAACGGAGGAGGGCTAAAGACATGCTATCACAAAAATCGTCGTGGTCGCCATAAGGAAACGACGCAACCTCCTCGATCACCTCGTCCGAGAACTTCTTGTCCTGCGGCGCCCACACAACCCCAGCCTCGAACAACGGAGACACCAAGTTCATCCGCGTGATCTTGTCCATCCCACCTCGGCCCGCGCGCCTCCCCGGCGAGAACCCCAACGCCGGGATCCCACGCAGCCGCATCTCGTCAATCAGCGGCATACCCGCCGCCTTCGCCTCAACAAGCACCATATCCGGCTTCCAGTACTCGTGCTCCTCGTAGGCAACCTCCTTCAACTCCGGGAAACTCCACCGCCCACGCTGCGCATCCAGCAGAATGATGTTGTCCGGGCTGTCTGGCGTCGGCTGGAAGATCCCCCACGTCGTAATCGCCGAGTAGTCCGCCGTCTCCTTCTTCGAGAACGCCGTGTCATACGCCTGAATGATGTACTTCAACTCCGGGATATCGTCCTTGTCCCACATCTTCCACCACTCACGGCGGATGATCGCGGACTCATTTCCCGTCGGCTGCTGCTGCCACTGCGCAGACCACTTGGCCACCGGCAGCGACGCCTTTATACCCAAAAGGGCATCTTTGTCCCAGAACTCAGGCCACAGAGGTTCCCCAGACGGCATGATCGCCGGGAACTCGACCACCTCCCACTGGTCCGCGAAAATGTCAGACCCCTGCGCAGCAATCAGCCTGCCCGTCAGGTCCTTCTTGCCCCAACGCGTCATGACCAAGATGATGGACCCACCCGGCTGCAGACGCTGCCGAGGCCCAGAGGTGTACCACTCATACGCTTGGTCGTACGCCGTCTCGCTCAAGGCGTCCTGTTCCGAGTGCGGGTCGTCGATGATGAACAAATCCGCACCACGGCCCGTGACCGCCGCGCCCACGCCCGCCGCAAAGTACTCGCCGCCCTTGTCCGTCCCCCACTTGCCCGCGCCCTTGTTGTCCTCCTTCAAGAGCGTGTTCGGGAAGACCTCCTGATACCGCGGGTCGTTGATCAGATCTCGGACCTTGCGGCCAAAACGAACTGCCAGTTCCGTGTTGTGCGTAGCCTGAATGATTTTCAACTTCGGGTTCCGCCCCAAGAACCACGCAGGCATCAGGTAGCTGGCGAACTCCGATTTCGAGTGTCGAGGCGGCATGTTGATGATCAGCCGCTTCAACTCCCCGCGCGCCACACGCTCCAACTTCTCCGCAATGATCCGGTGATGCCGACCCTCGATGAAGTTGTCGTACACATGGTGCGCAAAGGCCATGAAGTCGTGCTGGACCGTGTCTCGCAGGTCCAGCCGCTTCTTCGCCTCAGTGAGGGCCAAGATCTCTCTTAGCACCTCATCAGGTAGCGCGTGAAGGTTCATGCCCGACGACTAGCCCCCGGACGGATCGGCCGGTACCCCTGCAGGTTCGCAACCGGCTGCGGCTGGTAATACGGACCAACCGTTGGTCTAACCATGCCAACCGGCACACAAGTAAACCCACCATTTGCCATCATCTGCTTGACGTACCCCGGCGGACACTCGAACGTCGGCTCTGGCTCCTCGTCCACCGGTTCTTGGACCTCGACTTCTGTGCCACCGGGACCCGTTCCTCCGCCAGTGCCCGTGCCCGTGCCGCCGCCCGTTCCTCCGCCAGTACCCGTGCCCGTGCCGCCGCCCGTTCCGGAACCCGTACCAGTTCCTGTACCAGAGCCCGCTCCTCCACCTGTACCAGTACCCGTACCGGTTCCTGTGCCAGAGCCAGTTCCGGAACCCGTGCCCGTGCCTTCTCCGCCACCCCCGAGATCAATATCGACGCCCTCTCCGCCGCCGCCACCCGAAGTGCCGCCGCCACCTGTCCCAGTGCCTGTGTCCGCGGCCCCGCCACCCGTCCCGGTGCCTGTGTCTCCACCATCAACCACAACATCGGTGAGATCTGTTTCGCCAACACCCGTATCAAGAGGGATGTCCGGAACCTCATAGGTGTACGCAGTTTCAACCGAGGACCGTGCTGGTTGCCCAACCGTCGGTCCAGCTGGTGTATACACCCCTGGTTGCCCAACAACAGTCGGCTGCGTGACCGTCTGTACCCCGGGCACAGGAGCAACGAGGCTCGTGATCCCACCAACAGGGATGTTGAGTCTCGGATCAATGGGGACGACCGTGCCGGGAGAACCGCCGCCGCCACCGCCTCCCCCGCCACCGCCGATGGTCGGTGCGATCAGTTGCGGGATCGTCAGACGAGGATCGACGGGGAGAGCAGTCGGTGCCGTAGTCACACGAGGAGTCGTCACCTCTGGAACGTCCTGCACCACGGTCGCCTGCGTCACCTCTGTCGGCGCCAAGAAGGGCCTATTTGGCTCTCCGGGCACTCCAGTCGTCGGCCTGAAGACCGTCTGACCCGCCTGCACAGTCACCGGACCAAGGTTCTGGACGTAGTTGAAGAGTTCCGGAGACCCTTCTTCAAGAACACGACCGTCCGGAAGACGCACGCCAACAGCGGTGCGACGTGTACCCGTTTCACCAAGTGCCGGGAAGCGAATGCCAATGTCGCCGTAAACAGGGGTTACGCCCTGCGGGAGCGCCCGAAGAACGGTGTCTGTCAGGTAGGTGGTCTGAGTGCCTTCCGGGGAGAAATACTGGTCACGGAGCGGTGTTCCGGTCGCCGAAACCCCCGCCGGAACCACTGTTGTCGCAGGTGGCGGCATCAACTGCTCAATCCCGATCCCTGCTCGAGTGGGAGACACGCCCTGCGCAAGTGCTACGTCCGCAGCGCGTCCCGCAAGATCACTCGGACCACCGGCACCGATGAAACCCCTAAGATCCTGCATCGCCTCAGACGGCGTGATCCCGTATTGAGCCTGAAAAGTCGAAGCGCCAGTGCTTTCCTGAGGCCGATACAGCGATGCCGCCTGCGCAAGTGCCGCCTGCTCACGAATAGCCGCCTCACGGGCCGCAATCGTGTCAAAAACACCGATCCCAGTGGCCGTCGGCGTGTACGGGGCTGGCTCCCTAGCCGCAATGGGCTCCAAAGGAGCCGCAGGGAGAGTCCTAACAGGCAAATTCAGCCTCGGATCGCTCACAACCTGCGTGCTAGTGCCCGTATAAGTACCCGGAGGCGCCCGATCATCACGCGGAACCAGCGTCTGAATGCCCGTCCGAGGCCCAGAAAGGTCCGGACGCTCCTCCGCAGTGGCCGTCGAGTACTGCTGACCACCGTAAGTGAACGTTTGACCGGGCCCAAGAGCCGTCCGAGCCGCCGAAAACGCCTGTCCAAAGCTCCCAGAACTCGAAAAATCGGTCTTTTGGGCAGGAGCAGCCGGTGTCGGGGCACCAACCTGCGCCGCATACGACGCACTACCACCCGGATCGCCCGTCGTAATCAGACTCAGAAAACTCTTGTCCGTCGCAGACTGCGGACTGTAGGCGTAAGACGACCCCTCATTCAGCGAAATCTGCGCAATCGTCTCTTTCACGGGCTTGTCCGAGCCGCCAGCCTGAACAGGCTCGCTCCCAAGCCCAAGATCACGGTTGGCACCCGTATACGTCCGGGTCAGATACCCGCTTCCGGTGTCCATCCACTCGAAACCATCGCCCGCATACGACCCCTGAGGGCTGACAGCGCCGATTGTGCTTGACCCAGAACGGGTAGTCGATGTGGCAGGCGTGTCATCTCCACCACCGCCACCACCGCCACCCTCACTCGCGCCGCCAAAAAGCCTGCGATCCGCCAGCAGTCTCAGCATCAGTCTCTCCTAGCGTAGCTGCCAACCCGGTTCTGACGACGAGACAACGCCAACGGGGTATCTGGGTACAACTCCGACAAGTGTCGCCGAAGATCTCTCGTGATGAAGAATACATCAGAACGGCCATACGGCGCAATCATGTTGGGGATGTACAGCACCTCGCCAACATCCCGAGCAAACACCTCACGACCAGAATAGTCTCGCGTCCGGAACTCCTCAGCCGTCAGCCAAGTCCACGTCACAAAACCAACAGGCTCACCACCACGGTAATACACCCGCAACTTCCCGTGCTCGTAAGCAGGTACCAGTTGCCACCCAATCCGCTCACTAGGATACTTCGAATACGGCTCCGTCGTCGTCCACAACTGAAGCGCGTCCATAAACGCGCTTCTAACCACTCATCCCCTCCGGACGAGGCATCGGCATCGGAATCCCCGCCGCCTGCATCCGCTCCGCAGCCGTCATCACAGGCCTCGCAGGCGGAATCGGTATGCCCTGAGACTTCGGTTCACGGACCACGGGCCGCAGATCT